CAATTTGCTGGATGTTGAAGTAGGCGTAAAGTTTATGGTCAAGTTTGAAGCTGTAAAAGTACCTGAACCACCAGTATGTGTTGATATAGTATTGCTCTCAGCATGTTTCACCTGAAGCACATTACCAAAAGTAGAAGCAGGGGCTGAACGACTGTTTAATTTTACAAGTGCCATATCAGTCTCCTATTTGTATGCGGTGATTTTTAAGGTTGGCAATTTCAAGTGACCACCACTGGGTGTGCCACCGTCCCAATAAACATTGTGGTGTAAATCAGTAGCATCACTTGCGCTATATGCTCTTGCTTGCAACTTCATTGTTTTGCTTGTTGTCCAACTCGCAACCCTGCCAACATTCGTATCAGCAGTTCCACCGATACCTAATATCCACTTAAAGTGAAGAGGTTCTTCGTATGAGTTAGTAAAATCACCAAAAGATGTCCTAGCGTAAACCACCTCATCACTGTCCAAATAAAATTTGAAATGATTAAAGTGCCTGTTTGCTGATGAGGCGTGTTGTATAATTATATCATACTCAACTCGCGTTGCATCCGATGGTGGTGTGTAAGCAAAACTTGAACCTGTAACATCAGCATATGATGTTGTGGTTGTTTGTTTTGCTGTTACGTTTGGGAAGGTGTATGTCGTCCCATTTACAATTTGAGTAGACCCATCACAGACGCCAGAGATGACCTCAAGAATGTTACTACCAGCAGAAATGCCAGTCAGCGCAGAACCATCCAACGCTGGTAATGTACCACTCGTTGCCAGCTTATCCATAGTTACAGCTTGGTTAGCAATCTTAGCCGTGGTAATAGCACCATCAGTAACACTACCAACACCCAACACATCACCAAGAGCCACAACAAAGTCAATGCTGTCTGAGGCTGTCAGTGCGCTGTCGAATACAAGGTTGCTTCCTGATACGGTAAACGAATCTTGTGGTGCTTGAATAACACCATTAAGTGAAACCAGAAGCTGATTAGCAGTCTCTGGATAGTATGCTGCGCCACCTAGCGTAAGAGCGTAGGTAGCGGTAGCAGAGGCAGTCAGGTTGTCCAGCTTGTGGAACCCACCGCCTACAGGGGATTTACCTATGTAGGGCATCTGCCTCTCCTTATGGTTTCGTAGGCCAGACTACAGTGTCTAGCGATTGATATGTGTCCGTTATGTCACGCAATGCTTGACGATAAGTAGACATCTCTGATGATAATGTATTGTCTGACAAAGCTAGGTAGTCTGTCTCTGCCAGTTTTGCGTTTCTTTCTTGCCGCAACATTTGCAAAGATTCAGCCGCTAATTCATCTACGCTTAATCTCCAAGACATTTCATCCGCCGAAACTGTAAAAGTTTCAGATTGACCAGTTTGCAAATTAAGTCTTGTGCCTGTATCTGCCATTAAAACCTCTATGATGTGTATAAAATATTTATGTCACCAGCTACAAAATTGCCGCTTGCCATCGTAACTCTGACTTGTGTTAAATCGGCCGATAGTGTTTTTTTTACTGCTGAATAAACTGAATAAGACCCGCCTTCAGCGGCATGACATCTTCCCCACATTACCCATTGCGTTTGGTCTGTACTCATTCTCATAATCGTTGCAAAACCTGAGTGCTTGGTAGCTCCATAATACCACATTCTTAACCCATTGGATTCAGCAGCAGAGTTAGCGACATAAGTGTTACCAGAACCCGGATATGCAACAGAAGATGTATAACCTGTAGTCTCAAACCCACCGCTATCCCCAAGTTGGATAATTCCCCAAGCAGAACTGCTTCTATCCAATTCATTAAATAAAAGATGAATGACTTTTACATCGCTTGGAATACCTGTAAAATCAACAGTTGTGCCAGATGTAGGCGAAACTTTTGTGCCTTGAGTGTAACCACCAGCACCACTTACTGTGCCAGTAAATGCAAAGTCATCAGTTAAATCTAAAATAGTATTATCTACAGCATCAGCCGTAAGGCCAGCGGTATCTATCTTTGAAAGTGCCATTGTAGCCTCCTATTAGTAAGGGCTTGCACCAAGTACAGATGTATCCCAAGCAGCCTTTAGTTCTTCGATGGTAGATGCTGAAGCAATAGCAGCAGCGGCTGGTGCATCACGCAGTGCGTTCTTAGCAGCAGCAATAGCTGTTGTGTCTGCACCTGTTTCTAGTGCTTTCATCAGTTCTACGTCTTTGGCTTCAAGCAAAGGCGCACGTGCTTCACGTACTTTGTCCTTGAAGATTTCACGTGCTGTTTCAATATCCTCAGAGATTACGTTACCTGAGAGTACCCAAGCACCACGGAAGTGACGGTCTGAGGGAACGGTTACATTAGCAGCATTTGCCTGATTACCGTCTTTATCTACGATATATGTATCAACCACTTTTAGTCTCCTATGCGGCTATGTTAAGTTCCTCAGAAATCTTCCAAGCATTACGCCATTCTCTTGTCTGAGGTAGTTGTTGTTTCTTGCAGATAACCATCTTAGGACGGTTACCTTCGTTATATGTTTTCCATACAGATTCAGGACAGTCTTTCATAATTAAGTATTCGATTGCCTCTTCCTCTGTCATTGGGCCAACAGGCTCTGTCTGATGCAGAAGGTATCCACGTGTATGCTTCTTAAAGTTAGGCTGCGCCTCATCTTTAGCCAACTCATGGTACACCCACACAGGTGGAAGGATACCGCCCTGCAATGCACACGCCATCCAGTTAGGGTCAGGCACAAGTATCTTGGCGCACTCATCAATGCTGTCCTCAAAGACAACACGATAGTCTGACTGCACACCGTCTAGGTTTTCCTTTGCCCAGCAGAGGCGGTCAAACAGGTGGGTGCCTTGAAACTCTGGTGTATTCATTAGGCAAGGTCTCCGAATATTGCTAAGTCCACTCTTTCAGCGTCTTGATTTCCAGCATCGTTGTAATCAAGTGTTATTAACCTACAACCACTAGATGCCCTGTTTGCAGTATCACAAGCAGTAAAATCTGCACCACCACCACCGTTGTCTGCATATTGTGAAATACCTGAACAAACTGCTGAATAGTTTGCGGCGTTCATACTGCTAGAAAACGATGGTGACATTTTTCCTGCCAACGTATCTGCGACTGAACTTATATTAAATGAATCATTTGTTGCGTGACCTGCCCTAGATGTTTGGTCTAACCAAGCCTTCGCACTACCCTCGACAACATAGTTCGTGGCGATTGACCCAGCGGTGCTGTGTTCCAGCGTATCTGCTACAATTTTACCAGCCATTATGCTAAGTCTCCCATCATAAAGATGTTGGTTCTGTGCCAATCAATAAGAGATGTAGTATTAGTGCCACACTCAGCCCCCATTGCAGACGTACTAAGCATAAAACCTGCCGACTGAACGGCAAGATTTTCTGAGCCACTGGCGTACTGAAATGGATTGGCCGCACCGCAACAATTGTCAGCAGTGCTGAAAGCATTTGTTAGATTCACCTGCGGTTTTCCAGTCGTTCTATCGAAGAAGCTGGACGAATTTAGGCTGTCATTTATGCTTGATACAGTCGCAATCATTGCCCACGCTTTTATTACACCCTGTTCCAAAGACTGCGTAGCAGTAGCACCAACCGTCACGGTGATGTCGTTGGCGGTGGTCTTGCCTGTGAGGGTATCTACTTTTATCTCACTCATGCTAAGTCTCCGTGTACTGACATGCCAAAATATTTAAGGTCTCTCGCGCCAGCATCACTTTGGCGGTTATCAGTGTGAAAATCTGATGATGTCATCTGACGGCTACTTGTTGTTGACCTTCCCCACACTCCAAAATCCCCCCCAGCTTCATCTTGTGCTTGTCCAGTACCAGACACAGCATAAAATGAATTAGAAAAACTATTTGTAAATGTTATTTTGGTAACGCCAGTAGCAATATCTGCGGTTGAAGCAATGTTGAGCGCATCTAATGTTGGATGGTCTGTTGCATCTTGGTCAATGGATGCCCACGCCTTCGCCGCACTCTGCTTAGTCAGCGTGACAGGACTGGTGCCATCACTAGCACTTATTGTGTTTACTCTTAAATCACTCATGCTATCACCATGTTACCATTAACAGTAATAGTAACTCCTGTTGCTACAGTTAAAGGACCAGCACACAGAGCGTTGGTATTAGCTGCCACAGTAATGTCTGTGTTCAACTCATCTTCATGTACACGAAAGATGTCAGCAGTTCCCCCACCGCTATCTCCAAGAAAGCTACCACCACCTAATACAAGGGCAGGGTCTAGCTTGGCCTGTGTAATAGAACCATCAGGGGGTACAGATGTCTGCAATGCTAGTGCATTATACACAACGTAAATATCATCTGAGGCAGATACAGTGTAGCCATTAAGGGTAACTGTAGTACCTGCTGCACCGTATGATTCGGTAGGCTCCTGACGGACGTTATTGATATATAGGTCAATAGCCTCTGGGCTAGATACAGCGTGGGTCAGTGTTAGTGTCCCACCTGTTGCACCTGTTAAGTCTTGTTTAGCAGGGATGCTGCTGTAGCCTTGTACAGCCTGATTACCAATGTAACCCATGTCTATCTCCCTTATGTGCTAATTGCGTCAACGGCAGATACCCATACATCCAATGATGCTGCTGTATCGGACTGTACCCACAGTCTGTCACCACTTGCTACGACTACCTTTGCGCCACCATCAAGAAGCTGCAAAGCACCGCCAGCGGCGATTGGTGCGCCTTTGATGAGGTAGTGGTTAGTACCACCGTTAGAAAGGTAGCAGTCTACTGTGATTGCGTTAGATGTTGTGTTAGTCATGTGGATACCTACAATGGTATCGTAACTGTCAAAGTCTGTGCCATTAGGTATATCAGCAGCCGAAGTGCCTACGCCCTGTAGCATATATCGTCTAAAATTTTGTGCCATAGTTTATCCTCTATAGGGCGATTGCCATTGCGATTGCGAAGCCGTTAGTGGCAAGACTACTAGTATCTGTAGCTACATCCTGCCATCCTGAGAACGTGCGTACACGCATCACATTATCTGTGCTGTTAAAGTAAAGGTCACCGACATTCACTGTGCCTTCGTTAGTGTTTAGCTGGTAATCTTCTGCGTTTGAATCTGAAGTGAATGAACCGTAGTACACATCTACAAAGTCTTTAGCAGAGTTAGCTGCTTGGTTAGCCCAATACTTGGCTGAGTATTCAGCACTAGCACCTGCACCCTTTACGGCTGTGTCACGGTCAAAACCAGCACCACCACCCAAAGCCCACTGTTTAGCGGAGCCTTCTAGGTTTGTTACTTGTGTACCAATAGCGTATTCTTTAGATGAGAACTCAGTGCCATCCACTAATCCTGTGGTTTCTACTGCCCAATCTTTAGCAGGTCCAGCACCAGCAGTATCTGTGATACCTGTACCACCTACAGACCAAGCCTTCGCTGAGTAACCTTCACCTGTTACTGCTTCACCGTCTACCTTGACAGCCCAATTCTGTGCGTTAGTCTCAGAGGTTGCTGCATTAGTCTCACTTGTGCTTGCATTAGTTGCAGAGGTAGCAGCACCATCCTGATAATGCTTGGCTGAGTAGTCAGTAGTTGTACCATCTGACAGTGTGTACTGTGAACCAATCGGATGGATAGCAAGCTTAGTAGCATCTGGAATGATGTTACCTGTAGCTTCGTCAACCTCATCCTGTGCGGCTAGGATAGCTGCTGCTTCTGCTGCTGTAACAATACTATCTGCGTAGGCTTTTGTAGCAGCGTCTGTGCTTGCTGTAGGAGAGCCTACGTTAATAATTCTATTGTTACCAGCATCCCAACGGTTAGTTGTGTCCAGACCAATAGTGTCCCCAACCCTGTCTACTGCTTCTTGTGCAGAATGAAAGAGTTGGATAGCACTATTGTCTAAGTCTTCTTCTGTGAGAACTGAGCCTGATGCAAAGTCAACTGCACGTGCTGTCAAATCAGTTGTACGGCGAACCTGTACAATAGCATTAGTTGTTGGTGCAGAAGTTAGCTGTACACTTGCAGCAGAAGGAAAGGTCAGGCCTGTCTCAGCCACACCATCTACCGTGACGCTAATCTCACTGGTATTTTGATATGTAAAGTTGATGGCAAACGTATCTGTTGTACCATCCCCTGTATAGTTAGTATATGAAAGAGCCATCTCTTATCCTTGTGTTTTGTCTAATGATGTAACTTTAGGTTAGTTGCCTAACTCGTTGGCTGTGTAGTTAATTAACTGCCTAGCACCATACAAAGATTGTGCAGGAAGTAGGCGTAATGCTCTACGATATTCTGCCTCTGTAATTTCACCATCATTATAGGCTTGTGTTACTTGTAACATAGATTGTGCAATAGAAACAGCAGGTGGTGTCATGGCATATGTATTACCATCCATAGCACCAGTAGTAACCTGATAGATGTATCCAAATAAGGAAGCTGCACCAATCTGACTTAACGCACCTTGTGCAAAGTTAGAAGGTTTCATACGTTCTTGTATGTATTCATCAGCATCACTCCGTCCAGCAGCGTTCATATGTACACGTGCTGTATACATAAGGCTACCCATGAAAGCAGAAGACATAAGTATTTTTGCTACTGCCATATCACCATGTGCTGCTCGTACACCCAATCTCATTGTCTGCTGTTCAAGCGAAGCTAAAGGAAAACTAAGGAACTGAAAGAATGTTTTACCAAGTTCAGAGCGTAAGAAACCATTGGTTGATGCAATGTTCATTTCCTGTACGCTTTGTCTTGCTTCCTTAAAACCTGCTGCTTGAAACTTTTCTCTAACAGGTTCAGGCCATTTCTCTAAGTTAAGCCTATCTAACACAGAACCTTTGAAATCAGCAAACTCATTGATAGCGTTCTTAATGTCGTTTACATCAGTATCATCTAAGCCTAATTGTCTTAGTTTTACATCACTAAATACACTACCACCCTTCTTAGCTGCTCGTGCAAACTGTGTAGAAAAATGTAGCATAGACATGCGCCGAAGCGTCTGTGTAACACCATTAAGACCTGACCAATAAGATACAAACTGTTGAGCCTTTAGTGCGCCTTTGCCCCATCCACTTTGTTCAGGACCAATGTAACCTTCAACATTGCCACCTTCATAACGAGTAGCTTTGTTATATCTACCTAAAGCAACCTCACCACCAATGCCCATGCCTTCTACAAGTTCTTTCATAAGGCCATCTTCAAGTCTACCTTGAGATGCTTTAGCGTACAACTTACGATAAGCTGGCATAGTCTTGAGTAGTGTTCTAACACTATATTCAAACATGGCGTTAGATATTTCCATGAGGGCTGACATCCCAGACATACCCATATTAACAGAGAAACTATATGCTCTAGTAACAATAGCTGCTTCTCTAAAATTATTGGATACTTCTTCTCTTTGTGCTAGTCTTCCTGTGATACCATCATACATAAAGTCTAAGGCTTTTATTTCTTTGCTAGGGTCTATCCCCTTTTCTTTAGCCTCTTGTATAATGTTCTTTTTAAAAGCACTCCAAGAAGAGTTTATTTGATTTGTATTAATACCATTACGAGCAAGACCAACAGCACCTGACATTTGGAATATATAAGAGTTATGCAACTGCTCAATATCTTCCTCTAGCAAGTCGTAGAAATGTATTTCTTCTACCTCACCATCAGCACGTGTAGCATATACAGAAGTTTTTTCATCCAAGATAATTCTAGGACGTGCGCGTTTGTGGTCTTTAGATAACATCTTACCTGACTTAGTAAGCATGTCTATAACATCTAATACCTCATCTTCATCAAAACGACTACCAAAGGTTTCTATGAAATCTTCGATGTTCATTTCGTTAGCACCTGCTGGTCCTTTAGCCATACCCACTTTAGGGTCAGTTATAGTCTTAGTATAACCTTGCGCTATTCTACGAATGTAATCATCAATAGACTTTTGTGTTATCCGTTTTCTACCTTTACGCTGTAAGCTTTTTGTCACATCAGCTACAATGTCAGGCTGTGCATTACGGATAGCTTTCTCAACTAAGTCAGCTATAGCTTCGTCTGCATTTGCTCCAAGCTTTTGACGCAGTGCTACAATCTTTTCATCGTTAAAAATACGTGGTAGATAGTTAGCGTGTCTATCCAGCATTAGCGGTGTAAAACCAGCCACATCATTTTTAATAGCAAGTTCAGCAAGCTGACGTTCCTGTTGCTTAAACAAATCAGCTACTGCTTTTACTTCAGGGTCAACGTCAGTAATAATACCACGTGCATATCTAGAAGCTAGTTTATTAAACTCTTCTATTGTACCACCAGTACGTTTAGTCCATGCTCTTTGGTTAGGATGTAGTGTATATGCAGCAGGAATACGGAATTGACCTTGCATACGCTCTGCAATTTCAGATGCTGAATCTACTGTCTTAGTGGTTCCGTCTACAAAACCTGCGCTGTTCATACCAAGTTTAGCACCACCTAGTCTAGCTAGATTTAACTTAGACAAACCTGACCTAGCACCTGTAGAGATTAACTCTCGCAATCCAAACATACTAACACCTGCCATCTTAGGCACGGCAGCAGCTTCTTCTGCTGATATGTCTCCAATAGACCTAGCTGTAGATGTGGCATCAATAGACTGAATAAAACTTTCGTCCTTTAATGTATCATCTATAAGCTTTTGTGTGGTTGCTTCTACATTGTTAGCATCGTAAAAGGCTCTTTGTGCAGGGGTAAGTTCACCACCTTCTGCTACAATCTTAGCTAGGCGTGATACGTTAGCACGTTTGACAAATGCAGTAGTGGCAGCGTTTATACCACCACCTAAACCTGCACCCAAGCCAGCAGCTATAAGTACATCGTTAGCATCAATGTCATATTTTAACCCAGCACGGATACTCTCAAATGCTGCAAGTTCTGCTGCTGTTACACCAGCACCTGCTAATGCAGCCCTGCCTACAGAATAGGCTTTCTTGGCTCTCTTAGCCGCACCAGCAGCCAACACTGCACCACCAGTAAGGGGAGCAGCAGGGCCACTTAAAGCTGATATAGCAGCAGCGGAAGCACCAATAGTAGCCCACTCAACAGGGTCAAACATAGCAGCCAATACTGTTGCTGATGTACCAGTAAAACCTTCGGCAGCTAGTTCAGCCCTACGCTGTTGAGTACGTAAGTGTGTTTCTTTTATTGCTAACGCACTATCCATACCTACAGTAGCGGCCTCTTGTAATACTTCCTTTACTGCTACTTTATCAAGCAAACCTTTAGTTAGGCTTTCAGTAATCTCAGGAGTTAAGTCGACAGGCTGACCATCATATGACCTGAACCTGTCCATGTTTTCATACACAGAAGGTATAATCCACTCTTCAGAAACAGCAGTACCTAGACTAGAGAGAAAACCCTTAGTCTCAGGTGCTGCTTGTTCTCTGGCTTGAAATAATTCAGCTTCAGTGACGGTTTGTAGAGAAGGTAACTCTTCATACCCTGTCTTAAATCCCAAATCTTTTAGGACTTGTTGTGAATCTTCAGCCATTATTTTGTTCCTTACTGATTGCTATATTTTTTCATGCTTGCTCTAAATGCTTTAGACCTATCAAATCTATCACGGTCAGCACCAGCCCACCAGTTATCTAACCAGAACTCTGTTAAGTCCTGTTCACCATTAATAACTTTTGAAATGTCGGCAGTAGGATGTTGTAGCAAGTCATACACTGCAAGAGCCATCTGTTGATTGGCAGATAGTTCAGTGATAGTTTTCTGTATAGATTTATTATCTCCTGATGTATCAATACTAGAAATCCATTCAGGCAGGTCTTGTCCAACAATCTTATGATAGTTCTTAGCACGTTGTATAGAAGTCTTAAACCTAGCTGGTTCAAACTGCATAACACCACGTGCTGGTCCATCCCCATATTGCTTGAGATTAGGGTTCATAGTACCATCTGATTCGTGGAAAGCCATCGGCTTGATAACTTTTTCAAGAATATCCTGCTCAGAAACACCCTTTGTAATAGAAGCTTTAGCCAGCGCATCTGTTAAGTCTTGGCTAGTTTCTACATCATACTGACGTTCACCAGCATTTTGCGTAGCAATGATTGTTCTAGCTATTGCTGCCTGTTCTTTCTGAGTGATACCTCTTACAGATTTACCACCACTAGCTAGAAGACCCCTTACGTCTAGTTCAAGTTCTTCTATTAGTTCTGGTATATCTTCTAGTATGCGTTGTGCTTCTTGAATAGCTTTGACATTACTTAACTTACGCTTAGTATTATCATACTCTTCTTTGAAGAATGTACCAACACCACCAACAGCCTGTGACAGTTGTGGTAATATCTCAGTTGTGGTTTCTTCCACTAAGTCAGGAACATCTAATTGTTCTTGTGCAAAGACTTCGCTTACACTATCCTTAATACTTTGCAGAGCAGGAGAAATAGCCTCACCTAAATCTTTCAGAGGTTCAGAGATAACACTTAGCATATCGCCCATGTTCTCTTTGAACTCTTCCTTAGTTGGTAAGTCAGTACCCACATTCTGAGCCATCATCAAATCATCAGGAGAGAGGAATGGGTCATCAATATCAGCTATGCTCTTAGGTTCACCCTCATCTGTCTTTGGTGCGCCAGTGGTAGGGTCTATGCCCATGTCTACAGCATCTTGGATATTTTTGGCTATCAAATTATTAACAGCATTAGGGTCATTTAGTAACTGTTTCTTACTAATTGTACCTAGACTACCCATCCAGTTTCCTTGCTCATCAATAATGTTTACATTGACAATCTCTGGATTAACACCGTTTGTTAAAGCAACGCCAGCGTTTTCAACTGTGGGATATAGCTTACCAATAATGTTCTGCATCTGAACATCATTACCAATCTCAGTTGCAGCGGCATTAAGTGTTTGCTGTACAGGAAGTGATACATTGACATCCGTATTACGCTGTTGAAAGCTAAGTTCAACACCATTAGAAGCAGTATGCACAATATGGTCTTGATTAAATACTTCTACAGCTAGTTTGATAGCTTCTTCTTCACTCTCCACACCTGACTGCATAAACAACATAGCATCTTCAACAATATTATTTATGTTCTTAGTCTTATTCTTTGTATCACCGTGGTCTGTGATGAATACTGTACCTATTTCGTTTATTACTTTTGTTCTAAACTTGTTCTTATTCTCAGGTACAATAGTTGTATCAATGTTTTGTGCTTTTAGGAGAGCAGTACCTAAGTCAACACCTTTATCACGTGACCATACTTCTGCAATACGGAAGCGTTTCATTTCTTCTTCAGACATTAAAGAAGAAGGAATATCTAGGCCTGATGCTTCCATCTGCATAATAGCTTGCATTGCTCTTTCAGCTTGTGCTATATTAGCTTCATTTATTTCACCATTAACAAGCATAAATTTGCCAGAATTAATGGAATCTTTTGCTGCTCTAGGTACTAAACCGTTTCTCTTATAGAAATCAACAATAGCAGCCCCACTTAGGTTTTCAGATTGAGCATAAGATTCAAAAGCAGATACTACATCATCTTCACTAATTGTTTGTTTAGCACCGCTAGGTAGTGTAATTTCTTTCCCTATCATAAGCATAGCATTACTAACAACTTTTCCGTCAGCAATACCAGTCATATAGGAATCAATACCACCAAGTATCTGTTGTTGAAACACAATAGGGTCTTGTTGCTTTAACATTCTTTCGTCACGAATACGTAACTCGTTATTCATAGTCTTGACAGTTTTCTGATACCGTCCTACGTTGTATAACTTTTTCTGCTCACCCCATCTATACAAGGCATCTCTGCCATTAGATTGTGTACGTGGGGCAATAACATTCTCAAATACGTAATCGTTAATTTCATTAAACGAATATCCAGAAGCCATCTGATACTGATTAATAGTATCTTCAATTTGATTAACTTTGAATAGTGTTCTATCTGTAGGAGTAGCACCAATATCTGGGTCTCCCATCATAGCTTCGTTATCAGAAATAGCTATTAGTTCTTCAGTCAGTGACTGCATGTCCATGTTAAAGTCATATTGACGCTTTGTTGGGTCATATACTTTAGCGAAGAAATTAAGATTGCCCATCTCAATATCAGAACTTAGGGCATCAACAAGCAGTTGGTCTCCTGACTGGTTAGCCATGTCAATAAAAGGTTGCATGACTTCAGCACGTCTTGAGGCTATTTCTTCCTCAGACAGTGACATATATTCTTCTTGGTTATCTAGGAAATCTTGACTAGCAGCACGTAATGCTTTACCTACACCTAGTTTTGCATCAGCAGCACGTTTAGCTGCCACACCTCTTTCAGCCTCTCGCTGTAATTTTAGGGCTTGTTCTTTCTTAGCCTGTGCTTCTGCTTTTATAGCAGGTGTAATGGCTGTAAGAAATTGTGATAAACCACTAGGTGGTACTTGCGCCTCTGGTGGTCTTACATAAGTTTCTACAGGAGTAGCAACAGCCCTGAGTTGTTCAGGCGCACTAAGTTCATCGACTTGTAATCTACGTTTAGCCATTAGTAACTCCTATTCGTCATCAGCCATGCCCCACGGTGCATCTTGTACAGCATATACAGCTTGACCACTACCAAAGATAGAACTAACAGACCCAGCAGCTAAGAATGTAGCAGCATAGGGGTCTACTTTATCCACTGTTAATGATTTTTCTACAGCATATGCACTTGCTGCCGTACTAACTGCGTGAAATAATAAATTAGGTTTCATACCACGTGGTAATGAATTTATTCTATTCAAAGCTTCTGCTGAAGAACCTTGCTTTTGTAACTGTATTTGCTTTTCTAGGTTTTCTACATTAGCGTTGATAGCACTAAAGCCTCTTAGCTTTTGTTTATCATATTCATTAACAAGATTATCTACTGAAGAACCAGATACACCTGCTTCACCTGCTGCAACTTTTGCTCTCTCTCTTTTCTTCATAGCTTCAATACTAAGAGCAAGCTTTTTTTCAGCGGCAATCTCAGATTCTTGTATCATACGTGCATTGAGACCCTGTATCTTTAGGTCTCTTGCAGCAGCGGCATTAACACGGTTTTGTTGGTAACGTGCTTCAGTCCATTCTGCTTCGTTCTCAGCCTGAAAGTAGCCAGCAACACCCTGACCTATAGTCAGTATGGTCAATGGTTCCATTATCGTATCCTCACAAATTCTAGAAATGGTTTATTACCTACGCCCCATTTCTCATGTTTCTTGATAAATGTGAAACCAACAAAACGTAGCCAATTGATAGCTACAGTATAGTCTGCATCTACTGCATTAGTAAGTAGGGGGTATTTTTGATTAGCTTCTTCTACCCATTTACGTGAGCCACGTAGGAATGGTAGCCATATCTTTTTGATAGCAGGTGTGGTCAGTAACCACGGTACTGCTACGTCATCGTCATACCTAGCTAGTCCATATATACCAGCTATCTCGCCTGTGTCTTTCACAGTGATAGTCCAACATTCTTCTGATTCATCAAAGCCTACCTGTAAGGCCTCTCTAGTGCTACCATGTGAGGCAAGTACCTCTTCCCTATCCTCAGGGCGTAAGTTGTCACAAAGATATTCAACATCATCTTGGGTACTCTGTCTCACATGGACTTTCATTACATTCTCCTAGAACGTAGAACATAGAAGCCTTCCCATTCTGCCGATTGAAATACACATGGCAGGTGGCTATCACTCTTTAGTACGATACTAACTTTGTCTGACTTAGCCAGAATACCAAACTCATATGTACCTGAATCAATGGCGGCTCTATTAAGTATGTTTGCTGCACCACTAACAATACGTCCTGTAAACTTACGATTGTATGTGGCACGTCTAGAAGGTGTTACATCTACCTCAAAGAAACCTGTGTTGTTATACACAACTGCATAGTTCCTAAGGTTCAGTACACCTGTGGTTACTGGTTGGTTACCCTGCTTTACTACAGGCTCAGAGAACTGGTATTTAAACGTATACGGAATACCAGCATAGACTACTTCATCATCCGCTAACTTACCTGCTACATCTGCTAGGTTTATTACATTACCTGTTTGGTCAATGTAGATTGTGGCTGCGTCAACGTATGGTACTGTAGTAAGACCAGCAGTTTCTAATTGTACACGTCTATCCAGATGAATGGAGAACTGACCTGTGGTGTAGTTCGTTGCATCATCTACTGATAAGTTAATACGCTCAAGGTATAGATTAGTGTCTCTCTTGATTAGCAGTGTAATATCTGCACGGTTAAATGAGCATCCTATTACATCACCATCAAATACCCAGCGTGACCATGACGACTGTAGCTTTTCTCTGCCTGACCAATAGTACCTGTATACATACAAGGCCTGTGGGTCATTGTCAGTTTGTACCAGTAGCATATCCTCGTTGGATGATGCTTGGATATTAGTTACATCACCATTGAGATACTCAGGTACGTGTGCTGTAGATTCTGTAGCATCGTTAGTATCTGTGTCTGTATCTACATAGTACTCCCACATGCCAGACCATGCACCACGCTTAGATGCGAAGTACACAAACTTACCTGCTTGTGCTGGTTTGGCTCTGAGGGATGCCTCAAACTCTGTGGTATTAGTAATGTTTACAGTCTCAGGGGTAAGTACAGGGTCAGCAGTTAGCTTGAACTGTGTAAGGTCTGAGAATAGTAGTAAGGCCTCGTTGAAGGGTACAGCATGTTTAAGAATACTAACCTTATTAGAGGATACTGCAACATCAATGGGGTCACTATCAACAATAGTAAGTGTAGACTTTCGGAAGAAATCAAAGTCAACATATTCTCCTGCACGTGCAAAGATAACATTCTCATCAGCTAGGACACCTAGCCTATCACGATGGAAGAAGATGTCAGCCAGAGTATAACCTATGAATGATGGGAAGTCGTTAGTACCATCATCACCCACCCTACGGTCAGCGTAGCTAACCTCATCAAAGATAAAGCTACCGTCTGGTTGCTTGGCTAGTTTATGTGGTAAGGTGGTAGCATCAAGGTCTACAATAATATTAGGCTCAATGGTTTCTTTCCACACACCATCTGCTGTAAACTTGACGTAGTAATCGTCCTGTGCCTTTTGGTTGTCGCCAGATACTTTAATGTTAAAGTCTACTGGTCCCTCTGTAGGCAGCTTCTTAAAGTCAGCAGTCTCAGTTTTAAACAACAATAAGTGGTCACCACCATGTGAATCACCTACCTCTACAGTAAAGTTAGTAGTGTCTGTAGACTGAATGTGAATGACAGAACCGTAGCGTGTCAGTGTCAAGCCTGTGACAGCAGCACCATTAGTAATGTTATCATAGTAAGTGGTGTTGACTGCTGTGCCTGAGAACGTATCTAAGTTCTCTGCAATAAGGTCAGTAGATGCACCACGTTCTGCGTTTTGCGTAGCACTAGTACTACTCTGTGTTGATGACTTAGTAGCAAACTCAACAGTGCTTGTGCTTGCACCCTTTGTTAGTTTTAATCTGTATGTTGAAGAGTAGTCAGCTTGTTTGACATACACCAATGCCTCAGGATTACGTGAGGGTGATGTGTTAGTACCTTTAGCTACTACTGTGTTCTTGTTTAGGATAAAAGTTGTATCAGCAATAGAGACAGCAGCCAACTCTTGGCTTGGGTCAGTCAATCCAGATAGGTATGAGGCTGCATTATTAGTTACAGTCTTTGATACACCATCCTTGTCAAACACTTTGATTGTGCCAGCAGTATCAACAACCATAGAGTAGAACTCATTCTCATCTCTACGGATAGTGTGGATAAAGGCCTTGTCTATGTTGTTAATAACTCCTAAGTCAGCAATGTGCTGAGAACTAGGACGCTTAGATAAGCCTGTTACAACATTAGATAAACCGTTTTCCTGTAACTCTGCCTGTGTGTTAAGACGTAGAGATGGTGGTTGTTGTGATACACCGTTAATCAGATTGGGGATAGATTGACTGATGAGTGCCATTAGAGTGTTCTCCGTCCCTGCCTGTCGATAATACTAAAGGTGTCATAGTTGTCAAAGATGTTGTGGTCATCAGCAGCCTTGTCGAACTCTTTAAGTTCTGTTAGTGCTTGTGCCTCATCTCGTATTTGGAAATCATGTAATGTGTTGGAACCTACAACTCTATCTTGGAAGATACGTGTGGCTCTCATTACAATGTAGCGTTTAGCCACCTCTGGTAAATCAGCAAAGTTTAGCTGTACGACAACATCAAGTGCTGCCTCTGCATTGATTGTAAATGTATGGTTCTTTCTGTCATACATCTTCAGACCACGTTGTACTAGGTCTGGACTGTCTGGTTTTTGTGTTGCATCTGCACGTAGGATGTCAGTGCCTAATATAATCTCACCATTAATGTCCTGTGCATATGACTTATTTAATTCTGTATTAAAGTGCCAGCCCATAGACTGCACTTCACGGTCAACTGTATCTACAATAGTTTCTGCTACCTCTGCCTCAAGCAAGCCAGATGATAGACTACTAACTGGTGCTTCGCCAATGGCAGAAAGCATAATGTTGACCGCATCTAATTTAGTTGTTCCTGCCATGTTATCACCTTATGCTTTATCTTTCCACTTGACCTTATTAGCCCAATAAGCTGCGCTAGTCTCACCCTTGGCTATGTTCTTACGATGTCTATTTCTAAAAGCATCCCTTTGTTCTTTGCTTTGATTAGTCTTAGCACCTAGTTCACCAAACCTAATAATCTCTGGGTTTTTCTTAGTACCAATTAAGACAGCGTGTGACTTGTTACCTTTAGGGGAACGCTTCGGTATACGTAAACCCGTGAAGGTTTCACCTGCATGTTGAATAGTCATGCTTTTTTCTTTCCGTACTTAGCCATGATTGCAGCTACCTGCTTTTGTGGCTTACCGCCAAATGACATCTTCTTGCCTGTTTTCTTAGATTCAGCTTTAGCAGCAGCTACACCTTCTTTAGTATATTTGTATTTCTTTCCACCAACTTCAGGCATATCTTACTCCAAATAAAAAAGGAGAGAGGCTCTAGAAACCTCTCCCCTCGTTAGATTACTGTTCAATCAAGCCGATGCAGCAAGCAGGACGCAGGACGTTATGCCCCATTGCGTACTTAGCTACCATCAGTGTACCTTGACGATTAATCTGATACTCTGATTCCATGCCCAAGTCAAGCAACTTGACAGTAGCAACGGCATCAGGAGTAAAGACAAATCCACGGAACTGCTTGGCTTCTGCAACCATGTCACGAGTGTCAACAGCAGCAGTTGGCAGGTCATAATGAGTTGTACGGCCTGAACCAGCAGTGTTAGCTAAAGGCTGGTTGTCAGAAGTCTCACCTTCCGCAGCATTACCTGTTACCAGTGAAGCATACAGGTTGTTTACGTTAGCATGGTTTGACATGATAACAGGCATACCAGCGATTGATGGTACTGTAGCACCTGCTACTGAACCTGTGCCACCAAAGTCACGGTTCATGTATGTCAGCTTGCTACCATCAGTAACGTCAAGCAGTGCATAGTACTGGTCAGGAGCCAGAACAACGGTTGCACCCTCAGTTGGTACGTTCTTGACTTCCATCTCTTTACGAGCATCAAAGATAGCTTTAGCAATCTTAGCTGGGTCAAGTGAATCAGCAGTAGCTGTACCGATGTCTACGTTGTCTGTAAAGTCTTCCTCAGTGAAAGCTTTGTAGTCTTGGACAAGACCAGCAGCAGCAGTTGCGTTGGTTGACAGAGCAGCCTTAACGAGCATACGTGCTACGTTACGGTCAGCTTCGTTAGCCAATGCGATACCAGCTTCTTTTGAGTAGATGCTACGTACATCGTAGTGGTTGATTGCTTCGTCAATGTTAGCAATGAACTGGCTTGAGATAAGCAAGTCATCAATCGTGACGATACGCTCACCTGCACGAATGTTGCCACCAGTGATTTCGTTCCCTGGGGTCAAGTATTCGGCAGTTGCACGTCCTGTCATTGGGAATGATGCAGACTTACCTTTTGAAATTGTGCGAGTACGCACTTTGTCCATAAGGACTTTCTTTTCCTCAAAGGCGGTAAGGACTTCCCCAGCATACAGCTTGAGAAACAAGTCTCTTACGTCACCTGAGAGGTTATTCTGACCCTGAAAGCTTACGGTGTAAGCAGGGTTTGAAGCAGCTTGTGCCATTTTAAATTACCTCTTAGTAATGTTAATGTTGAGTTGTAGTTACACTCTGCATTACATTACATCCTTTCTCCAAGATTGTCCCTCGCAAGGGGTCAGGGGTAATCGTTTGTATGTGTGCTTTCGTGTATAGGGCGTCCCCTATTAAATACACCCACGTTAGGTGTACTTAAAAGGAGAGGGGAGCAAGCCCCCCAATCCCATGCAACAATTTAGAACAGACTAGACTTAGCCAACTTATCAGCTATGCTTTGCCTGTAGGCAGGGTCTTTAGCGTATCTAGGGTCACCCATAGCAGCAGTAAGTTCCGCAGTACTTTCAAAACGCCCACCTGAGGATACAGCACCTGTGCCACCTTGCATCAGTGTCGGCTCTGCCTCAGAACGATAACGTGCATTAAGACCTTGTACGGCTAACCTAATCATATTAGGGTCACCGCTTTCCATTGTTGCATTGTAGGCATTAACCTCGTTATCTGGAAGGTTATCTGCTGCCCACTGAACCATTTGTGCGTACTGTTCTCCACCACCAGCAACGTCATACATTTCTGAGGTCATCTGTGCAGCTAGTGCATCCTGACCTGCAACCCATGAATCAACCATGCTGCGTGGGAACCCAGCCTCTTGCAAGGCTTGATACGCATCTTCAGATAATCCACCATTCTCTGCGTACTCCTGCTGGAATACGTCAAAGTCTAGTCCTTTATCATCTAGTAGTTGTGCCACATCTGAGGCACTCTCTTCACCAGAGACTTCTACTTCTTCTGTAGTCTCTTTTTCTTGCTGTGGTTGACCAAGCTTGCTCTCTAATGCTGAGTAAGCTTTAGCCATATCTTCCACAGACTTAAACTTTTCAGGCAACCAGTCAGGACGCTCTTCAGTCTCTGTACGCTCTTTGTCGAGCATAGCCTGAACATGTTCCTGTGATTCTGGTGCTTCTTCTTGATAAGTATTTAAGGCATCTGCCATCTGTTACTCCGATTCTACTACGCCTTTAGCTACTTGTGGTGCTGCTGCTTGCATTGCACCCATAGCTGCTTGCTGTTCCATCTGTTGTTGCATCATCATTTGTTGTTGCATCATCTCTTGTTGTTTCTGCTCTGGTGATTTAATCAGGCCAGATGTATCAATACCAAGTGATGCAGCCAAACGGTCTATGTAGTCACCTAGATTCATCTCACTAGCAATAACTTCTTGACCCAAGGGCTGTAAGTATTGCAGAAATGCTGCTAGTTTATTCAAGTCTTGTCCACGTCCAAGTGCTTCGATACCTGTAACAACAGTAGGTTTAACACTATCCTTAGGCATACGAGGCATCTTGCCCTGCTTAGTCAATGATTCAAGTAGCAGGTTGATAAGTGGTAGTTGGAACTCTTGGGACAGGATGGAGTATACACCACCCAAGGCAGTCTCAAGTTCCTGTGCCATGTACCTAATCTCTTCGGCAGTCACACGTTCTGCTGGACGCTGAATGGAAGAATTAAGTAGAAACGCAGCAGCCAGACGCTCGTTAATCATACGCATAGTCTCAAGGGCTACACGGAAATCACCTGACTTCTGCACCTGTAGTGTTGATACATCGTTAGCATCACCTGTTAGGAACGCACCGTTTGCTGCTTTTGCAAGGTTCGCTGACTTGGTGCTACCGTTAGGACGTACCAAGAATAATACTTTAGATGATGCAGCACTACCCTGCACAATGGCTTGGGTCAATGCCTCAAGTGAACGCAAGTCACCGATGTATTCTTCGATGAAACCACGTCCATAATCCTCACCATCAATACGGATAAAACGTAATGGAATAAATGGGTTCTGGTCTTCTTTGAATGTACCACGTGAATTAGGTACTTCGATACCAGCTACCTCTTGATGCACCTCAAAGCCTTTTTCTGTACGCTTGAGACATGTGTACAGGTCATAATTTTTCTTTGGTGAATCTGATGGGGGTATCATATCCTTGACTGCATCAGGCAGCATCATAGCTGCAACACTTTCCTTGGTAATAATCTCTAGGATATTACCCATAGCATCACGCTTGGTAGTGTAGCGGTCAGGTCTATATACTTTCATACCACCCTGTTTAGGCATGTATACCAAAGCATTGCCTGTCACAATAAGCAACTTTAGTGCCTCAAAGACAGGCACACGTATGGCTTTGCTTTCTATCTCTTGCATGGCTGCACGTTCAATACGTGCTAAACCTTCCTCTACTTGACCACGATTATCACCAGCAATAGTTTGCAAGTCAAAGTCGTCAATGGTCAGGCGAAAGAAAGGGCTATTGGGTGGCAAGAGTGCCATCAACAATTTGGATGCAAGGTTATTTACACCCCTTGCCCCAATGCCTTGATACGGTGTAGCATACACAGATGAACTGCTATGCCCTTCGTCTGGCAAAAGAGTAGGGATAGTCAGCCTTGCTGCTTCACGTCCACGTTCTAGGAACGTATCACGCTCACTTTCTAATTGACTGTAGCGTTTAGCTACTGTTCCTACTTCTTGTTCCATTAGTTATTCCTTACGAAGTTGGAATGTTAAGGCCACTAGCACCCTCACCGCCTACGTTAGCAGCAGCAGGGCTGAGTGTCAGGGCTTTCTTGCCCTTCTTTTTCTTTTGCATCATGCCTGAATCAGTTTCGATTTCTGAAACTTCTGTGTCTTCTGTACTTTTTGCTGCGGCTGTAGTAGTCACATCAGCAGGTGCAGATGCTGTATATGATGTTTGGGGTTTACTCTTGCCTGTTAATTGTTTAATTGTGCCACCCATTACATACCACCTGTATTAGCTTTAGGAATCTGTAGACCAGCACCAGTGCTACCTGTCTGTGTAGAAGGGTCAGTCAGTGGCGTCTTCAGTGCTTTCTTACCCTTCTTCTTCTTGGTAAGCTGCTCTGATTCCAAATCTGTTTCGTCTAACTCAATGTCTGGTGTCTTAGTTACTGCTGTCACAGGACGTGCAGGTGTTGGCATTACTGGTGGTGGTTTTGGTCCACCTAAAATTGAACCCATGATATTAATCCTCAAAATCTGTGTGTTGTAACTCTATCAACTTGTCGATGACTGATTGTTGCCCCTGAAGAAAGCTTAGTTCCTCAGGGGTAACGTGTCCAAGCGGCAGTTTGTTAGGATACAACTCTTTAAGGTGGTTAAGTAGTCCATCTGTGATGTTAAAATCGTTGCCTAATACTCTCATAATAAACAAACTTTCGCTAATGTTGTAACTTTAGATTTCACATACACCTGCTGTACAGGCTAATTCCTGAGAAGATGTAGTATTATCAGCTAGTTCTGTGTACTCAGAGAAGTCTACATCAGGTACTTGTGCCTTTAATTCAAGGTAAGTATCCTCATCAATCTCTTCGTATGGTGCTTGAGCATAGCTATGATTGTCATCCTCACGTGGTAGGAATGATACACCACAGATTTCATCCCAATGCTTGTACACCCACGCACCTACCTCTGCCCATTCTTCCTCACCCACATAGATAGTGACTGATGGATTGTGGTCAGTCCAGTGCTTACGATACTTGAGCCACAGTTCTAGGTGCTGAATAGCAGACACATCATGTCGTGTCAAACTATTCTCAGCAGATTTCATTGGGAAACTGAATACCAAGTTCTGCGGATTATAGACATCTGCTTCGCAAGGCACACCTTTGTCTTGCATCCACGTTGCCAAAGGGTCTTTAACGTCTGCACGTACACGTCTGATATAATATTTTGCATAGCGAGGATGAATACCACTTCCACTGTTTACAAGCTGCGACACAGTACCGCTAGGCTTGACTGTCGTAATAGCTTTTGATTCAGGGATGCCTAGCTTTGCTGCCCACTCTTTGTTAGTTTCACGTGCAACCTCACGGAATTGTTGCAGTGTGCCAGCCAGAATGTTTGATTCGTACTCACCCTGCCCTGACATAATCTTATGGTCAAAGATACCTGTGAGTGACACACCTAGCAGTCGCTCTTCTTCTGAGTTCTTCTTCCACTTAGGTGACAGATACTTAAAGTCTACTAGTGCTGACTGGATTGTACCGATGATGGTAGCAATCTCTATCTTTTTCTTGATTTCAGCAGTACCATCAGTCTCACGAATGATTACCTCTGACAGATTACAGAACTGTTTGCTGCGTAGGCTAATCTCACCACATGGATTAGTACC